ATTAGCATACAATACACACTATCTTGCTTACTTGGCAAACATGTCAACAAATGAAATTTACTTAGATAGTGCAGACATTAGAAATAATATTGTATCACTTGCCAAAATGGTTGGTTATACACCAACTTCACCAAGAGCACCTAAAGCTGATGTTGATGTACAAATTAATAATGCTTCAGGCACTTCTATCACAATGAACAAAGGTACGGTGTTTACAACTACAGTTGATGAAACATCTTATCAATATGTAAACAACGCAGACATTACAATCACGCCTGTAAATGGTGTTTATAAATTTTCAAATTGTACTTTATATGAGGGTACCTTAGTTACATTTAAATATACAGTTGATGTAAATGACCCCGACCAAAAGTTTATAATACCAAGTAACAGAGCTGATACATCTACATTAAAAGTAACTGTACAAAATTCAACTTCAGATGCAACAGTATCGACTTACTCATTTTCTAGTAACTATTCAAATGTAACTAGTACATCTAAAGCATATTTTTTACAAGAAGGCCAAGATGGCAGATATGAAATTTATTTTGGTGACGGTATAACAGGTGCAAAATTACAAGACGGTAATATTGTAATCATGGAATATATTGTTACTAATACAACAGAATCCAATGGAGCAAGTTCATTTACTCTTTCAGGTAATATTGGTGGATTTACAGATGTAACAATTACAGTAAACTCAGTTTCACAAGGCGGCGCAGAGGCAGAAGCAGATGAAAGTATTAAATTTAATGCACCATTATCCTATACAGCTCAAAACAGAGCAGTGACTTCTTCTGACTATGAAACTTTTGTTAAACAAATGTATCCAAATGCATTGTCAGTTAGTGCATGGGGTGGAGAAGATGATGAGATACCGGTATATGGTGTTGTAAAAATTGCAATTAAACCGGCATCTGGTTCTACACTAACAACACAAACTAAAAAAGATATAACAACACAATTAAAACAATATAATGTAGCTTCAGTTAGACCAGAAGTTGTTGATGCAGAAACTACTAGTGTAATACTTACATCAAATGCTAGATACGATACAAAAGTTACTTCTAAAACAGCAGAAACATTAAAAACAGAAATTATCACAGCAGTTACAAATTATAATACAAATACACTACAAAGATTTGATGGTGTGTTTAGATATTCAAAATTAATTGGTATTATTGATGGTGTTGATAATAGTATTGTATCAAACATTACTTCTGTTAAAATGAGAAAATCATTTACACCACAATTAAATACATCAGCAAGATACGACATTTATTTTAGAAATGCATTATATAATCCACATACAGGTCATATGTCATCAAGTGGTGGTATTTTATCTTCTTCAGGTTTCAAAGTTTCAGGAAATACAAATGAAATGTTTTTAGATGATAATGGTTCAGGTGTCGTAAGAAGATATTACTTTGATGCTGGTGGTGTTAAAACATATGCAAACGAAACACAAGGTACTATTAATTACACAACAGGCCAAATAACAATTAACTCATTAAATATTTCATCAATATCTAATATTAGAGCGGCCGCTTCTACAGTTATAGAATTAACTACTGTACCAAATTCAAATGATATTGTTCCAGTTAGAAATTCAGTTGTAGAAATAGATGTTACGAATTCAGGTTTCACAGTTGAAGCAGATGGTTTCACAGGTGGTTCAAATGATGCAGGTGTAGGTTATACACCAACAACAAGTTATTAGAGTGATAAATGGCAAAATTTAATGACAAGATTTCTACCCTTATAAATGCACAACTACCTGAATTCGTAGTTGAGCAACACCCTAAGTTTGCAACATTTTTAAAAACATATTATCAATTATTAGAAAGTGCAGAGTTACAAGTTGAACAAATAGAAACCACTGATGGTATTCTATTAGAAACTGAAACCAACCAAGAAAACTTATTAATATTAGATGCTGGTAGATTAGGTTCTACAAGAACACAGTTAGATGCTGGTGACAAAGTTCTTACAGAAGATACAGCATTTGGTAAATTTCAAAACTCAGAAACAATAACAGGTGCCACTTCAGGTGCAACAGCAGTTATTGTAGCCGAAGATTTAGGTAATACTAGACTTTTTGTTACATCACAAAATAAATTTATTACTGGTGAAACAATCAATGGTAGTTCTTCAAATGCAAGAGCTATTATTAAAGGTTACAAACCAAATCCAATTGAAAACATTTCTAACTTAGTAGAGTATAAGGATCCTGACAGAGTAATTGATAGGTTCTTATCTCAGTTTAGAAATGAATTCTTACACACAATGCCAGAAAATTTGGCTACAGGTGTTGATAAAAGAAAACTTATTAAAAACATTAAAGCACTGTATCAATTAAAAGGTACAGCTGAAGGACATAGAATTTTCTTTAATTTACTATTTGGCATACCATCAGAAACATTATATCCTAGAGAAAATATTTTAAGAGTATCAGATGGTCAATGGGGTACAAGAAAGATTATTCGTGGTATTGATGTTATCGGTGATACATCAAAACTTATTGGTAGAACAATTACCGGTGAAACATCAAGTGCAACTGCTGTTGTAGAAAATGTCTTTAGATTTAGTTTTGGTGCAAATAATGTAACAGAATTTATTGTTGATGCAGAAACAGTAACAGGCACTTTTCAAATTGGTGAAGTAATACGAGGTACAGAATCCGATATTAATGATGTATTCATAAAATCTACAATCACTGGTATTCCTGGTACAAAAATAATTAACAATGATGGTGCATTGTATGATAGTAATGCTACTATTAGATTAACTGGTGGTGGACAAGGTGCTTCTTTCCAAGTTGGTCAATTAGGTGGTGGTGCAATCACAGAAACTATTATTGATGACGGTGGTTTTGACTTTGAAATAGGAGATAATTTAACTTTTAATGCTGGCAATACTTCAGGCGCAGGTGCTCAAGCATTTGTATCAGTTGTAAACGGTGGGTTTTCTGCTGAATTAGGACTTGAAAGTGGTAATACATTATTTCCAGAAAATTCAACATCAACAGACCCATTAACAAAATACTTATCAGGTCCAGTTATATCTGTAAAACCTGGTTCTGTAACGGGTGGACAATCATTTGGAAATATTAGAGGTTCTATTAATGATGCCGATGACAGTACATCAAATGCCGTTCTGTTACTTACAGGTCAAACTTCAGGTGCAACGGCAACAGTAAGATATAATATTGATGGTACAACATTACAGCGTACTACAGAAACAATCTCTGGTAAAGTTTATGATAAGAAAACAGATTTTAATGAAACAGTTTTATACATTACATATGTTGGTACAACACCATTTAAAAAAGGTGAAGTTGTAACTGTACTTGCTTCAGATAGTTCAACATACAACTTTACTTTAAGAGATGTCTTTGGTAGAGAGGGTGTTGGTATTAATAGAGAGGGTGTAGATGAAACAACTATCGCTGATAGGGATTCTGTCTATCAGATGGTTAGAGCTCTTGGCGCCAATGTTGAAGAAGAAGACCATATTGTTTTAGAAGAAGCAACCTCCGAAGGAGATAGTTACGCCGGTGATAAAATTGTACAAGAAAGAAATACCGGTGTTGGTGATATTACAGACATATTCTTAATTTCAGGTGGTTCAGGTTATACAACATTGCCTACAATTTCATTTACAGGTTCTTCTGGTAAAGATTTTATAATCAAATGTTTTGGTACTGAAATCGGTAGAATTTTAGATATTAAAACTATCGAACAAGGTATTCAACACGAATTAAGTCCAACTCCACCAGCAATCGAATTTATTAATAATAGTATTGTTACAGGTGTTACAGGTATATTTACAACAAGTGAAAGTGTAACAGGTGCAACTTCTGGATTTACTGCTGAAGTAAATAGTTTTGATAGTGTAAGAGGTCTATTAAAATTAGATGCTGTTGTAGGTTCTCCTGTTGTTGGTGAAATAATTAATGGTGCAACTTCAGGTGCTTCAGGTAAATTACATATTACTGACCACGCTTCTGCTACAGTTAATGTTGTGGCGATTGGCGATACAGACGGTGAGTTTTTAAATGAAGAAGGTTGGTTATCAGAAAACACAATGAAAGTACAAGACAGTTTGTACTACCAAGATTTTTCTTATGTAATTAAAGTTGGTGAATCCATTAATAGTTGGAGAGATGCATTTACTAAAACTATGCATACTTCAGGTTTCTACTTTTCAGGCGAAGTTGCAATTGAAAACAGATTAAGCGCTAAGATTAAAGCGCCAGTTGTTGGTGAGATTTCAGGCGTATCTGAAAGTCCATTACTTGGATTACTTACAACTATCTTTGCTAGAAATGTTAGAAGAAAAATGGGTACACTTACAGATGGTACCACACTCAGAGCAACTCCTCTTGCAGGATTTACATATGCAGATAGACCTAGTTCATCTACAAGAGATACAACTGTAAGATTAAGTTTTGCTGTAACGGCTCTTGTAAGTAGAGTAAGAAAAAAAGTAGCTGGAATAGATGTAGCTACTGGATTTGCATATGCTGGACCTAGATACGGTACTCTTAATAAATATCATAATACAATATTTAGAAGTGGTAATAGAAATAATGGTTCTGGAATAACCTTTGAGGTACTAAGTGATTTAAAAGTATTCGGCACAAAGACTGTTTTAGACGGACAACCAGCAGTATTTAAAGTAACATCGGATCCTAATGGTCAAAAGTTAAAAACTAATTTCACTATACCAGCAGATATTAATATTGCATCTGACTTGTTTAGTAACACAGTACAAAGATTTGACCAAACCAACTTAACATTTGATGATACTACTGCATAAAATGTATATAAATAGTATTAGTAAATAAGGTAAAAGATAAAAAATGGCAAAACAACTAATAGGTCTCGGTTCAGCTGCAAATGACGGAACAGGTGATAATCTCCGTGTTGGTGGTGATAAAGTTAACGATAATTTTAATGAAATATATACAGCAATTGGTGATGGTACTACATTAACATCTGGTACTTTTATTACTACTACCAGTACAAACACATTAACAAACAAAACTATTGCTTTAGGTAGTAACACCGTTTCAGGTACTACAGCAGAATTCAATACAGCAATAACAGACGGGTCTTTTGCCACATTAACTGGTTCAGAAGTATTAACAAACAAATCTATTGACAGTGATAATAATACAATCACAAACATTGTTGATGCTGATATTAAATCATCAGCTGCAATTGCAAATAGTAAATTAGCAAACTCTTCAATTTCAATAGGTGGTGTAACATTTAATTTAGGTGATACAGACGCAACACCAGCTTTAGACTTAGTAGATGCATCAAATTATGCTGCTAATAGATTAACAGGAACAATTACAAATGCACAATTAGCTGGTTCTATTGTAAACTCAAAATTATCAAATAGTACAATCAGTATTGTTGCAGATGACAGTTCTGCTCAAACAGTTGCATTAGGTGGTTCAATTCTATTTACTGGCGGTTCAGGTATTACAACTTCAATTTCAGGTAACGAAATTTCTTTTGTTACTGACGGTTCTATTGTAACAGAAACATCTACAGATACACTTACAAACAAAACTATAAACGGTCCTGATAACACATTAACTAATATTGCAAATTCTTCATTAGCAAATACAGCTGTGACACTTGGTGCAACTTCGGTTGACTTAGGTGCAACTGCTGGTTCAGCATCAAACTTTAACTTATCAGGCACTTCAAGTATATCTGGTTCAGGTACAGTAGATACAACTGGTGCAGGAAACAAATTAAGATTTAATGTTGCTTATGCAGACGCAGCTGCTTTAGGTTCGGCAATTGACCCCTCAACATACGAGGGTATGTTTGCATACAATACTACTGACAATAAAGCTTATGTTGCAGATACCGGTGGTTGGGTTCGATTATTTGATGAAAACATTTCTGTTGGTGATATATCAAATGTTGATTTATCTGGTATTTCAAATGGACAAATTTTAGCTTGGAGTTCCGGAGATGCTAAATTTGTGGCAACATCAGCGGGTGCCGGTTTTAGTGCAGGTACAGATTTAGACCAAGCAGGTAGTGATGTACAAGATATTGGTTATATTTCACACCGTTCACCAGACGCAACAGTAACGCAAACATTAACAGTTACAGTTGCAACTAAAACAACTGAACACACAGCATACGGTGATGGCTCTTCATCTGGTTATGTAATTGACGGACACGAAGGTGCTCATGTACAATTATCAAGAGGTGTTTATAAGTTTGACCAAGCAGACAGTTCAAACTCAGGACATCCATTAAGATTTTATTATGATGAGGGTAAAAACAGAATTATGTCAACTGGTGTAACAACATCAGGAACACCAGGTAGTTCAGGTGCTCATACAACAATTACAATTAGTGACGATACACCTACACCTCTTTTCTATCAATGTACTGCTCACGCTCAAATGGGTGGCAGAGTTAATATTATGGGTGGTAAAAGAGCAAGACTAAATATTACTACCGATAAATCAAATACAGGTGATGGTTCTACAGCAGGATTTACAATATTAGCAGATAGAACAGTAGATGATATATTAGTAGTTGTAAATGGTATTATTTTAACACCAACAGACGACTATACAATTTCGGGAACAACATTAACATTTGTGGCGGCTCCGGCTGCTTCAGCAGAAATAGTTTTTAGGTATTTAGGGTAATTAAATGGCAGAAACAATAGCAAGTAAATTAGCAAAAAGAATTCACACAGACGGTGCTCCTTATCACAAAGGTACTACTGAACCAGCAGGTGCAGTAGAGGGAGATATATATTTCAATACAACAAACAATATTTTATTTCAACACGATGGTACGGGGTTTACTAAAGTTTCAGCTGAATTAGCAACATTATCTAGTGTAACTGGTCAATATTTTGAAAGCGTATCAAAAGATTTAACATTAGCTGGATCCGGATTTTTAACTTCTGGTTTAGTAGTTACTTTTACTCATAGTGGTGTTGATAGAACCGTTACGGTAACACCATCAAGTGATACTGCTGCTACGGTAACAACACCGTCAGCTTTAGATAGTGCAGTTTCAGGAGGAGATACAGTAGGTATTAAAGTTACAAACTCCGACAGCCAAACTTCAACTACAGTAAATATAACTGTTGTAGCTCTACCTACAGGTGGTACGATAACATCAGCAGGTGGTTATAGATACCATACTTTTAATTCATCAGGCAACTTTGTTGCTCCATCTGGATTTTCAGCAACAGCAGATTTTTTACTTGTCGCAGGTGGCGGTGGCGGTGGTCACGCTAATGGTTCAGGCGCTAATGGTGGCGGAGGTGCTGGAGGCGCTATAGATTCCACAGTATCTTTATCAGCTCAAACTTATGCAATAGTTATCGGTGGCG